CAGAGGCTCAAGCGTTAGTTCATATACTCCAGCACCGAGGTTCTTCCCTACGATACGTCGAAGATGTCCTCGGATGGTAACGATGTCGCGCTCATTTAAAAGGCACTCCCTCCACTCTTTTGTACTTACTCGCTGTCGAGCGAAGCCTTCTCGTAAGGTGAAAAATCCATCATAGGGAATAGTTCTACTCACCCTGCACCTCCTTCTCAATCTCATCTGCCAACCAACGGAATGAAGCAATCAGGTCTTCGGCGGTCTTGATCTCCCGTACATCGGACGGGGTATTCACGCGAGCCACAATGGCAAAAGTCTTTTTTGCAAGCAACAGTTCTGCGTAGAAATCATTTGAGACTACTCGCAGGAACGATGGAACATCGCCCCGTACTGTGTCAATGTTAAGCATCGACTGACTCCTTGAATCCGCTTCCATGCAACCCGCCATGAGCAATGGACCATACCTTCTCCATACGCTCGTTTCCATCGGATTCGCATATGGTTTGTATTTGCTCCAGCGCATCCCTCAGTCGATCCCGCTCTGCTTGTAGGGCTTTCAACTTGCCTAGTCCGTCATTGTAAGCCTTGGCATACATAGCCGCCGCACTCCCTGCATTACTCACTCGGCACCTCCTCCGGTTCTGGGATCGGGCCGGACCACAATTCAATCCGTCGCATCGATTTGTACTCTGGTATCGAGTAATCGCCCTCGTTACAGTTTACGGATAAATCACCATTCCTGTTACGAGAAATCTCAATCGGCCAACGGTCATATTTACCCTTGACCCAGTACCACCCCGGCTTGGTCGGCGGTTCTTTAGTCCACTTCATTCTTCCTCCTTCATCCAAACTTCGATTTCAAAGATTGGCTGAACTTCTACAATCGGCCCCATTCTTTGAACGTTTTGAGGCAGCAGCGCATGGAGCTTCTTCCGGTAAAAGTTCCTCCTGTATAATTCGTGGTCTTCGTCGATAAGATCACGGTGGAACTTCAAGGCACATCGAACCAGACGATTGTCATAAAATATCGTCACCATGTAGCAGATATATTCGCTCATTCTTCCTCCTCGCTCATCTCCTGAACAAACTGGGCAAACGCCGCCATCCTGAACCAATCCGATTCCGGCGTACACGTATGGCACACCGCAGACCGATCAGTTTCGAGTCGGCCATCGCAGGCACCGCACGTCATGTCGTCGTGGTATTTGGTTTCGAGTTTGCTCATTCTTCCTCCAGTCCAAAAAAAACAGGGCGGGGTCTCGGCAAGTTGACGGTGGGGAGGTCCAGTCTCTACCGTCGAGGCCATCGGGGTAGCCCCTACCCGCTCGCCCGCCCTGTCGTGTGGGGATCTCATATCACACATTCACAAAACTCCACCAGATCACGCGCCCGGACCGTGATCAGCCACTCTTCCCGGTTGCGACGATGGGCGACGTAAGCAACTTTGCCTGGTCCCGCCTCATCGACCGCCTTTTCGATTGCACGGGCCACGTTGAGCTTTTCCACCCGTTTGACCTCGCAGTGAGTCCCGGGCCAGCCGCCGACGACGTCAGGGGCCTCTACGTCGCCCCTGTACTGCTGCCCCCTCCTCGCCGAGAGTCCGAATTGATCTCTGAGGTATGCCGCCCATTCACGTTCGCCAGCTTTGCCTTTCTGATTGCTGTTAACCATTTCGTTTCTCCCTTCGATTCGGTACGCTCTGGTTGTACCCGATCGATAGGTTTACGATTCGGTACGGTACGTCCCCTTTAGGGGGCGTACGTACCGAATCGTACCTATCGATTCGGTACAACGGTTCATACTGTATATGGATGTTTCGTACCGAATCTCGTACCGAATCTTTCATCAAAAAACCATTTCAAATGTTTCTACTATATTGCCTTTTGACTGCTTCGGATCTCCCTTTTGGATGATTCCGGATCGAATCATCGAGGAGATCAGGCGCGAACATCGTTCCATTCCGAACCCGAGTTCAGTTCGGATCTGATATTTTGTTACGGGTTCGGACGCATCGTCGATGTAACTTCTTATCTGTGCAATACCTTCGTCGTTTCTTTGTTTTTGTCTACGTTCTGCGATCTGTCTGGTTGGGTCATTCAGGCTTTTCGGATCCAGGCCCGCGGCTGGTTTCCATAGGGGGAACTCGAATTTCAAGACTTTGGACTCCAGAGGGGGCCATGATCGGGTTGCTGCGTCTAGAACCACGGCGTCCGGCTCGGTGTGCCGGCGCAGGATAAGATGCGTATCGGTTGCTCGTGCCTGTGCTCCAGCGCCCGCTCCGACGTCGGTGACGTCTTTCCCCGCCTGGTTCCCCTTGCTGGTGTGGTGAATGATCACAAAACAGCAGTTCAGGGAATTGGCCACATTGTCAAGGATATTATACAATCCTGCAACCGAGGAATTATCGTTTTCGCTCATTCCTTCGGGCACAAAACGGTAGAAGGCATCGAGGATAATGACTCTATATTTTTTACCCGACTCGAGAAGGATCTTTGCAAGTCCTTTGAGGTCAAGGAGTTTTCCCCGAAGGTTCAATACATCGAGTTTTCCGTTTATATTCTTGACACGAACGTTCATCGCCTTCATGACCTTCTTCAGTCGATTCGCCGTTGTCGCCGCATGGAGTTCATTGTCGACGATGAGGACGTTTCCCTGCTCGCAGATGTGGCCCATCCACGAGGCCCCGGTAGTGACCGAAACAGCCATTCCGAGGACCATCCATGATTTGCCCATCTTGCTCTGGGCGATCACGTTCATGGTCTCGCCCTCGCGGATCAGGCCGTGGATTACGGGCTTGTGAAGAGATTCATAGTTCTCGAGTAATGAATCTGCGTTCATGGGTGTATACAGATCGGGATTTTCATCCATCATCTGTTGAAAATGGTTTTCGATGACTGCCACAGTGATCTGATCGGGTTCGTATCGTGACACAGACCACGCGATTTTCCGAACCTCCTGATCAGGCAAGGGTGGATCGCATCGCTGGATATTCGCCACGCGGATCGAGGCTACGATTTCTTGTTGACTCATCCCGCATCGGCGCATAATCCCGGCCATACGGGTCAGCGTTCCGTTCCTCTGGCCCGAGGGGATTGTGTTCTCGATGGTTCGTTCATCGGGGGTTTTCTTTTTTCCAACCAGAGCCGAAACAAGCCAATTGGGGGGCCACATCAAATCTTCATGCCCCTCGACCTTATTCAGCCACGAATATCGCCTACCCCCGACCTGTGACGGAGGTGCAAGGATGTAGCCGCCCGTCGCTCGAGTATCGACGCGCAGACCGAGGTGGCTGGTCGTGTTTCGATACTTCTTGTCAGGATCCTTGAAGAGATAATGCCGACCGCCTCGAGGAGTAATCGAGACGGGGTACTGCATGAGTTCTTCGTATTTATCAGGATCTGTCGGCCAGTCGTTCTCGGCTCCATCGACATCGACGACTAGCAGCCCCTCGGTGGAGATGGCAATATTCGCATCAGGATATTGAGACCACCACGCGTCGATCTGCTTTTCGTTCACTGTGGCCGATTTGAAACCGTCTGGCGTGATCGGATACTTTTCGCCGGGAGCGCAGGGGAAAACCTTAAATCCCATTTCAGCATATTCAAGAGCTTCGTTTAACATCGTCATCTCAAAAACGACATCCCCACGCGAACCGGACTCGAACCGGCGAAGGTGAAAGCCGGGAACGCGACGGGGATGTCTGAATCTTTAGTAATTCGCCGGTTCGTCATGCGCCATCCTAATCACTCACCGCGGGCTGTCAACTGAATGACCCGCTTTCAGATTCAAATAATCCACAATCCGACTATATTTTTCGCCCGCAACGTGGCGCACCACGACCGCCTCGGGAACCGCCAGAGATTCGCTGAGGTCCACCGCCTCCTGAGCGGTTTGAGGAACGGGAAGATCCGATCGTTTACGCCACCATGCCACCGCCTTCTCCCGAGCGTATCCGGTATGCTCGAAACAGATCCATTCCGAGACCGGGAAGAAACTCACGTAATACTCCACCCGCATCGTCTTCGGCGCATCGTCCGATGCTCCGCGTTTTCGATGGACGAAATACCCGACTTCCCCGACCTCCTGAACCTCGTCGTGTACCTCGCCGGAGATGACCGCATCATCGCCCGCCCGGTTGGAATGCTTTGGATCGTGCTTCGGGAACTCGAACCCGCAATCCGGGCAGACGGAGTACCCCGCATGGATCAGTGCAAGGCATTCGGGGCATTTTTTCCCCGGTGCCTCGCCGGACCCCTTTGTTTTACTGGTCTCCACGCGGATCGAGTCTACAGGGCCGTGCCGGATAACGTTTCCGCTGTAGTCGAGGATGAGGCAGTTTTGTTTCGATTCGTGGAGTCGAAACCCCCGACCCACCATCTGATAGTAGAGACCAGGCGACATGGTAGGCCGGAGCATTACCACGGAGTCGATATTCGGAGCATCGAACCCAAGCGTTAGGACGTTGACGTTAACGAGATATTTCAGATCACCGGCCTTGAACCGATTGATGATTGCATCGCGTTCGTCGTTCGGCGTCTCACCAAAGACAAAATCCACCGACCCGCCGTGATACAACTGGCCCGCAACCTCGACGGCGTGATCGATCCCGGCACAAAACACGAGGACCGAGTTCCTGTTCTGGGTCCGCTCGATGATGTCCGTACAAGCCTCGGTGATCAGTCCTTTATCGCTCAGGAGTTCTTCGAGTTCGGAGTTTATGAAATCACCCGCCCGAACGTGGAGCTTCGACGTATCGAGCTCGGTCGGCCCGCCCTTACTGACGACCGGGCACAGATAGCCCTCGGCCATAAGTTGCTTGACTCCGATCTCGTAGCATACGTGATTGAGGATGTTATCCGGCCCGCAGATCATGCCGGAGCCGAGGCGGTAGGGGGTTGCGGAAGCCCCTGCAATTCGTATTCGTGGATTGATGGCCATGAGATCGAAAATAAGTGTTCTGTACTGGCCCTCACCATCATCCGGAATTCTATGACATTCATCAACAATGATTAGATCGATATGCCCGAAGGCATCAGGATTGTTTACTGCGCTTTGGATTCCGGCGACAGTGACAGGGTGTCCAGACTCCTTTGACTTCAATCCTGCTGAGTAAAGGCCGACTTCCATATCTGGATCAACGATCTTGATATGGTGATGGAGTTGTTCAAGAAGTTCCTTGACGTGCGTCAGGACCAGAACGCGACCGCCCCATCCCACCACGTCACAACATAGTTTTGAGATACAAAAACTTTTTCCAGACCCCGTCGGCAAAACTATACAAGGATTCCCCTCGTTTTCACTGAGGTATTTCCAAACACTTTCCACTGCTTTCGTTTGATAATATCGAGGAATCAATTTAATTCTCTCCAACATTCAAGCGAAAACACCCCCAGCAACCAAGCCCGTGCAACCTGATCGCCGGGGGTTTCTCCGAGAGGAGGTTCTATCGCATCCAGACGGGCGTTTCCGTCGTGGCCTGTGCTTCGGGTGCTGCGGCTTCACCGCGAGCGTGGTAGCCCTTGATCACGTTCGTCGGCTCGCCATTGTCCGACCGTGACTCGATCGCCACCGTCAGGATGAGCGGGAGGTTGTGGAGTTCAACCGAATCCTTCGGCGTCATAACCCCGACCGCCCGGCAGATGGAGGAGAGTTCCGCTTTGGCGATCCTGACCGCGACCTCGTTCGGGTTCTGGAGGTTGAGCCGCGCGAAGAGACTTTTTCCTTTGTACTCGCCCTCGGCGACCTTGAAAACGAGCTTCAGGAACTTCCCGGTTCCCGCTTTGGTGTCAACCATCTCTGACGATTCAATGATCGCCGTATACTCACCCGCCGGGATCGGGGAGAAGTCACCCGCCGGTTCTACTTTGCTTGCGTCGAAGCCATTGAGATTAGCCATTGTTCGTGTCCTTTCCATTTCCATTGTTGAGGTAGTATGTCAAAGCCTTGAAATGCAGATCGATGGTCTCCGGCAACGAATACCGGTTCTTTGCCATGATCAGGTTTGTTGCGGATGTCCTGGCCATCCTCTTTGCGCCGTCGATATGGGCGTAAAGAACGCAATCGGCCCATTCAACCCAAACCGGGAGGATCCACTCACCGAGGTCGGGCGTCGCAGTCGCGATGTCGAACCCTTCCGGCGTCGTGAGCTTCTGGTGGATCGCATGGGCGAGGATGATGATCGGACGCCCGGAGTCGACGATCCGATTGAGCGCCGGGAGCAGTTCGCGGTAGACGATGTTCAACACGATGTCGCGGGCCTTGTAGTAGCCGCCGTGGGAACTGCCGATCGTGTTCGTCACCACGTTCGGCGCTTTGCCGTCAAGCTCGATCGTCACGTACTCGACGATCCTTCGGATCATCCAGTCGAGCGTATCGATTGCGACCGGGTGGCCGTCGTTCGACTTCTCGATCCGATCGATCCACGACTTGATCTCCGGCCATGTCGAAAGCGTCGGCGTCCGAGTCAGGCCGGGCAGCGCCCCGGCTCCTCCCTCGCAGTCGATCAGGACCGCATCCGCAGATGCAGCAAACGTTGTCTTGCCCACGCCGGGCAAGCCGTACAGTACGATCCTCGGGGGCTGTACAGACTGTTGCCGGATCAGCCCCTCCAGTCCTCCGGCAGTAGTCGGCGATCCGAGCTTGTCGCCGACGATTTCCGATAGCAAGTTCACTTGCCACCTCCTCTCGATGTCCCCGCAGGGACGGTTAGGAAAACGTCCGAATCTCTTCGTACCCGGACGGCCATACATTGGTTTTTTGACACTGGATGAGCTGCTCGATCGCCGACTCATTCTCGACCCGTGCGCCGTCGAGGAGGTCGGAGCCGACCCGAAACACTCCCGCCCGGTAGGGTTCTTTCTTTTCGACCCCGACGAGGACGACGTGCGGACGGCGTCCGGTGACCTTTTCAAGGACGGCCCGATAGAACGCGAGCTGATGTTGATATTGGTATCGCCGGGCGTCGGACTCAAACCACGTCAGATCGTCGCACGTTTTGAGATCGACCAGGACTCCATCGGCGTGATCGATGTAGAGGTCGCACCGGATCTGACAGGGTGTGCCGTGATACTCGGTCCTCAGGACACCTTCCGCGGTCCCGCATTCATGGCCGACCAGATCGGCAAGGCCCGGCGAGGTGTTGATCGACGACCCCATCGCCTCGACCAGATCGGATTGTGCTGACGTCAGGATCTGCTTCGTTTGCTTGGCAAGCCAATCTTGATATTTCTTCGAGGTTGTTCCGTACGGCTTGCCCGTTTTCTCGTTGATCGGCCCATCCGCAACGAGGTACTCCACGTCGTACGTCTCTCGGCCTTCGAGAATGAGAGTATGAGCAGCTCGCCCGATCACGTACGCGGGCCGATCGACGTCGGGGATCAGGCCCATCACCTTGCGCTTGTAGAGGAGCGGCGACTTACGGAAGTCTTTGAGTAGATGACTTGAAAGATTCTCGCCAGACTGACTGTGATACACCTCGGACGACTCAATGATGAACATAGAACACCCCCTTCCGAATATAAAATTGCGACGGACGCCGGAGAACGCCCGCCGCTATTTCCCCAAACCAGGCCGTATGCCCGTTTTTTTTGCACAGAATGATTTTAATGCGTCCAGCATCCCGCGTTTGATCGGATTTCGCCCCGTTCTCCACCGATAAACCGTCATCGCGGTGACACCAAGGGCCGAGGCGACATCTTCATCGGTCGCGCCCGCACCGTTCATCAATTCTGTTATCGCTTCACCTATCGTTTGTTTTTCCATGCGTGAAACCCTAACACGATGTCGGACACGATGTCAAGACTTTTCAAACAATTTATCATGAAATTTCTTGGCACAATCGGGACACATGCCGTGCGAGACCGGATGATCGAGCGGCAGCCCGGCGATCCAGTAGTTGCCGGATTCGACGCGCTTACACCAAGCGCAGACGACTTGCATCTTTCGTGCTGCGAGGATGTCGCGGAGGGGTTGGGCCTGGTCGGTCATCGGCTCACCGCTTTCAACTTTACCGCCCGCTCTCGCGCACAAACCGGCTCGATGGCGATCATGCAGTAGAGCTTCGGTGCCTTGCCGTACTTCCAATTGCGGATCGTCTCGACTGTCACGCCGAGGTAGCCCGCGAGGAGTTCGTCATTGAGTCCCGCGGTGGCCTGCAACCGCTGGATCGCGTGTCCTGCTTCTGTGAGTTTCTTCGCCATCTATGCCTCCACTTTAAAAAGATCACTCGCCGTAAATTCATTGACTGCAATTTCCATATTTTTTGCAGCTTGATTATAATACGATTTTTTGAGTTCCACTCCGACGAACATCCTGCCCGACTTGATCGACTCATAGCCTTCGGAACCGATACCTGCGAATGGCGACAACACAAGATCCCCCGGCTTGCTCCACAACTGTAATGCTCTGCGGATGACTTCGAGTTGCAGCGGGCATATGTGCCGTTCGTCCTTTTCTTCTCGTGCGCTTCGATGCTGGAGAGTATCGCTCGGATTGATATCCATCCAGACCGGAGATGCGTACTTCTGCCACTGATCCAGATTGAAATCATCTGGCGTGTGTGTTACCGGCTCGGGATTATCTCCCGGCTTCCTCATTGTCACGAGATAATCGGCGATCCCTTGACGACTCATGCACGAGTCTTTTTTGAGTTGTTTATACAAGAGTCCGAGTGCTTTTGTTCTCTGCATTGCGACGACGGGATCTTTCCATATCGTGACTTCGGAGTGATAAATCCATCCCTCATCGCAGAACATCCGAATCAACTCTCCTCTGAAATCTCGAATTCCTATGAACCCTTCGCGCGATTTAGAGATCGGAAGATTCATACAATGGAATGATAAATTCCTCCCCGGCTTCGTGACTCGGAAAAGTTCCTTCACGAGATAAAGGAAATGGTCCGCGAATTCGTCATAATTCTTGCAGTTCCCCATGTCCCGCTTGCTGTCTGAGTATGTATAGAGCGATGCAAACGGCGGGGAGAAGATAGAGAAATCAACCGATTCTGCATCCATATCAGACACGACCTCTACGCAATCTCCGAGATGAAGTGTCCACCCATCGCCTGTCTTTTTTGCCGTTTCGTACGATTCCATTTTTCGTTTTGTGCCCCGAACATTCATCGACGTTATCTCCTTTGTGAATTCAACCATCTCAGTAAACATCCGATCCGCATCTCGTTCTTTGCGCTTGACATTTTCTACAGTGCTTTGCTCCATCTCGCCTGTAACAAGATAAACATCAACGGGATTCTTCTGACCGAATCTCCAGCATCGCCGAACGGCCTGATAGAATTTTTCGTATGAATCAGAGAGTCCTGCAAATATCATTGTGTTGCAGTGCTGCCAGTTCATCCCGAACCCGGCGATTGACGGCTTTGTTACCAGCACGCGAAAATCTCCATCAGAGAATCCGATCATGTGCGTCTCTTTGAATTCCTGCGAATCGGAGCCGCTGATCTCCACCGCACCAATAATAGCATTTCCGAGTTGCTCGCTTTCTGCGTTGAAATCGCACCAGACCAGGCAGGGCCCATCCGATCCGTTAGCGATATCCGCACACTTCTGCACTCGATCCGACAGAGACGACTTTCGGGCAAGTCTCCGCTCCGTTAACGTCTGAGCCGGAAGGGAGAACAGCATCCCGTCAGGAGCATCGATCGATTTAATAACGATGTCGTGAAATCGGATCTCCGGGAGACTGAACCCCGCATCATCGTATCCAAGATCAGATGGCTTTCGGATCACGACCGCCCACGACGACATCCATTCCCAGAATGACGTTTCGGCGTGCCCCTTGATTCGCCATTTCGATGTCTGCCCCCCGTCGTGTACGAAATACATCGCAAGCATCTCCTCACGCGACATGACCCCGACAAATTCTGCGTGGTTTCCCAGTTCCATATAGTCGTTCGGCGCTGGTGTCGCGGTACATGCGAGACGATATGGAGTCGACTGGAATTCCTCGATGATCGTGTTTCTGAATTTCCCTGTGTACGATTTCAGGATCGACGATTCATCCAGAACGATAGCGGAAAATTCCGATGGATTGAATTTATGGAGCATCTCGTAATTTGTGATGTTGATCCCGTCTTGAATGTCGTCCCTCGATCGGCAGTGATTAACATCAATCCCGAATTTTTCTCCCTCATGAACCGTCTGAGACGCGACTGCCAGTGGAGCCAGAATAAGAGCATTCCCGCCGTAGTTCATGATCACATCCTGCGCCCATGCCAGTTGCATCGGCGTCTTTCCGAGACCGCAATCGGCAAAGATACATGCTCTACCTCGACGGATTGCCCATCGGACAATATCCCGCTGGAACTCGAACAGCATATCGGGAAGATCGCCGGGTTCATGGCCCGTCGGATCATCACGAGGGATCTTTCTGTCAATATATGATTTATAAGTCAACTCCACCGCCATTCTACACCTCCGATCTCAAATTGACGACCCCGCGCAACCGCTGCGCGGATTTGATCCTGACAGTCCTCCCGGTCAGAGTGTTCATTCCCACCCAACCGCCGAGGGGGCTTTTTCGGTCGACCTTGACCGGGACGACGACCCCTCTGACCTTTGCCCAGTACGTTTCTCCGATCCTGACATCTGCTTCTTTCATGCTGCACCTCCAATCAGAAAAAGTGAACCCACTCCCGACCCCCTCAGGGGGCGGGGTGGACTCACTCTTCGTCGTCCGTCTCAACCGATTCACACGTCCGACACAACCCCCCGCGGTCATAATCCCCCATGCCCAGCACACCACCACATCGAATGCAAGTATCCATTGCTGCACCTCCTGTGAAAAGAGAAACAAGTAAACCCAGGCCCGCCCCCCGCAGGGGGCAAGGTGGACTCACTCGCATACAGACGAAACACGGATTGTCACATCACCGATATCGGCATGAACGGACCTGCCACAGTCACACGGCGATTGCTCCATCGTCTCGACACGACGATTGAGTTCGGCCCATGCAAGATGCTCTGCCAGCCCTTCAGTGTCTGCTTCCACCTCCTGCCCTGTGATCCAGTCTGTCGGATCGTCGATTATCCCCGTCGCACAAGAATGAGACACGCTACCGCCATGACAATGCTTTGCTTCGATAATCCACTTCATGCTGCACCTCCTATCAAAAAAACCAGAAAACCTTCTTTTCTCATCTACCTAGAATATAACACGATGTCGGACACAGTGTCAAGCCTAATTCGTAAAATTCTCTTAAAATAATGCAGAAAGATTTAATCGCGAGGTTCGCCCCTAACGCACGAAAACGGATCGGGACGCCTAGTGAGTCGCCTATCCGTGAAAACCCCGCACAGATGCGAAGAAAAGCCGCATTCTGTCGATTCTGGGTGAAATTTTAGGGGCCGAGGAGGCAGGACGCCCCCTCAGCCCTTCGGAATGGGGATGGTGGAGGCTTTTATTCTTTTGACCCGGACATTGATTTTCAGCAGGGCTGCTGTGACTCGAGCGAGGATCCGGCGTTCCTGTGGCCATCGGCGGTCGGCCTTCCATGCGATCTCGCGTCGATCGCCTGGCATGTATCCCGAGCCGGACAGGTCAGCGCCGAAGATGTCGATCGGACATCCGACAAAGATTCCAACACTGACGACGGCCTTCGTCATCGAGAAGTTCATCCAATTCGGAGGGAAGGAAATCTTCCGCCGGTTGATCTCCCGGAGGTGCTGGATCATATCAAAGGGCCGGTTCCCCCCGATCAGATCAAACACACACTTTGGATCAGAATGTATGTGATGGGTGGGCCGGAGATCCGTCCTTCCGATCGCGGTGTTCACGGCGATTCGAATATCATACAAAAGAAGATCGTCAAGTTTGACATCGAACAGAGATGGACCGGGACACAGGATCGCAGCTTTCATGGTGCTGGAGGGGCGGGTTCGACAGGGTCGGCCGGTTCATACTTCCCCTTCATCGCCAGACCCATATCAACGATTCCCTGACCGCCGACGTAAATGCCACACGTATACAGGAGGTTCTGAATCGTCTCCGGCTGGAGATCCAGCTTCAGGACATCGTTCAGCATGATTGTGAGCATCGTCCCGAAGGACATCATGAATTTACGCGACCGACACATCCGTTTCAAAAAGCTCATGTCTTCAATCCTCCACCCAACGCCATTAGAATTAAATTTCCAAGTGTCACCATGATCCCCTTGTTCTTTCGGTCCTGCTCCTTCTTCTCTTCTTCAGGGATCGTCCTGTCTGCCGTTCGGGCCGCCAGTTCTGCCGCCTTCGCAGCCGCCCGATCTGCTATCTCCTGAGCAGCTTCTTCGGAAAATCCTTGGTCAATCGCCTTCTCCTTCACGATCTCTCGCGTCTTCTCGGCTGCCACTTCCGCCGCCCTCGTGATGATCGACTCGCGTTGAGCGGGCGTGAGGCTCACGCAACCAAGGAATAAAACGGGGACGAAGAGAACAATCAGAAGCCTAAGCCTTACCATTACGATTCTCCTTCTTGCAGACGCCATATTTTTTACACAACTGCTGGTGGTGTGTATCGACTTCATTCAACTTCCGTAGATTTTCCTCATCCATCTCGTCTCGACTTTCAATGGCTTCTGCATAGATCCGAAGGGCGTCTGCCGTCGCCTCCTGCAACCGCTTCCTGATCTTCGTATTCGAGTTCATGTCAATCTCCATCTCTGAGGTTATTGATCTTGAGCAACAAGGCGACCATGTCAGCCCTCGCCTTCTGCCCATCTCGGTAGAGAATCACACAAGCCGTCGCCATCGACCCCACGACCATCGCGCACACTTCGAGTGGTATTGCCATTCATTGTCACCTTAACCTCGAATCATAGAATGCCGAAAGGATGGTCCACTTTGACCCCGAGCTTCAACAATTGCTTCACGATGTCCTTGTGTTCGACGTAGTTCGCCGCAATCGCCGCTCTTACCTTTCCGATATGCTCCTGACTTCCACGTCGTTCCACTTCCCGCTTCTGCAGAACCAAGCCCTTGAAATCAAACCGAATCCGCTCAAGACGCGCCTTCGCGTACTCGATTTCATCGGACTCGGTGATGCCGGGATCCATCAAATCGCCCTCGATATACGCGGCGATCTGCTGCTCCTCGGTCATGTCCTGCTCCTCAGTCGGTTCCTGCTCCGTCGCCACTGGTGTTTCTTCGCTCATGGTTCACCCCATTCCCAAAAAAGAACTATGAAATTCCACCCTCCGTCTTCAACGCCGCTTCAACTGCTGCCTCCAACGCTGTCAGCGTGTCTGTGCCCGTGTAGTCCACGTTCACCTGCATCCGCGTCGTGGTGTCGGACCCCGCCCCCTCCGGCCATTCGCGCGTCCCGATTACGTGGATCGTTCGCACCGTATCGCCGTTCCCGTCTTTTCTTTTTGAAATAACGATGGTGTGATCGTGTGCAAGTGTTTTTGCCATGATTCAATTCTCCTCTACGCAACCAGTCCCACTGCCTGCAAATCGGCGATCAGTGCCGCCAAAACATTGTTGTTGTTTGTCACCGTTGCCGATGCGCTTGCCAGCAACGTACGATCCTCCACGATGGTCGCGTTGCGTGTGTACGCTGCGCCTTGTGCCGCAGGAGCCGTGCCGTAGAACCCAATACCAACCTCGTCCATCTCAATCCGGGTTGCGAGAACGGCTGCTCCGCTGGCCGCGACCTGCAATTTCATATAGCCACGTTCAGCCCCGGACGCATTCGCGTTGATCCCGGAAATGATGGCCGCGAAAATGTCCTGATTCGCAGCGTCATCATCGGCCCTGAAGTAGACAGCCCCAAAGTCTCCGCTGGCAACACTCGTCTCCTGAATTGTAAGGAGGGACAGGCCCGTCGAGATGTCAATGATGGTCTGCCGTTTGAACGCGACTTCGTTGTCCTTGAACTCGGCAATCCCCGTCATGACATTGCTGACCAGAATATTGATATCGATCTGACCTTCCGCTGTGGCCGCAGCATTGTCAGAGATAAAACCAGAGATGCGGCCATACGTCTTTGAGGTTCCTGCGTCGTCGTCCGCAACAAAATCCAGGAACCCAAACGCACCCGCCCCTGCACCATCGCGCTCAATCGTCATTGTGACTGCGGATGTGCTGTACAGATGAAGGAGACTATCGGGCGTATCCGTTCCGATTCCGACCTGCTGCGTCGTGTCGATGGTCATGGCGAGAAGAGAGTTCGTACCAAAATACAACGGTTTCGCTCCGAGCGTACCAACGACCAGCCCGCCAGTGTTAACCCCACTGGTTTGAATCACTCCGAGACCATTGTTGCTGATCCCGTATGATGTCCCTGAAAAACTGCCTGAGCAAAGATTGACGCCAAGGTTCGAATCCGTTGCACCGCTCTTTGAAAATAATACTAACGCTGTTTGTGACCCCGTTCCATCCGTAGTATTCCTAACAGCACATTGAGTGATAAAATTGTGATTCTTTGCCACAAGAAGAGTCTCGTTAACTCCCGGAGAGGTTGCCGCAGGGCCGATGCCGACATTACTCCCATCCGTCATCAGGATGTAACCCTTCGTCGCATGAGCGGTGGAACTCAGCGTAAGATTCTCACCCGATGCCGTACCGCCAATCAACGTCTGCCCACCGGCTCGGCCAGCCAGGAGGCCATAGACGCTGTGATCGTCGTCCGAGAGTCCCGTCAGCGCACCGTGATCGGTGACTCCGGCTGAAGTGGTAATCCACGCCAGCTCACCAAGCGGCGCATCCGAAATGCCAAGCACCTGTCCGTTCGTCCCGATGATCGCCGGAAAGTCGAGGTCCACGCCATCAATCACGATGCGGTCGCCGATGCTTGTTGCGATGTTGCCTTGTGCCGGTGCTATCATCTTCAACCCCTCCGCTGAAGAACGAGAAGGGAAATCGCCGCAGCGACACTGAACGAGAAGTTGATCACTTCGTCTTTCTGAACAGGAATCTCAAAAGTGAACCAGTCATCGGTTGTGAGGGCCGAGTTCGCGTTGAGCGTCCCCGTATCGGCGGTATCCGCTGCGTCCTCGATCAGCGATAGGATTCCCGATGTATCCGACTTCACGCGGATGACGAGCGTTCCGTTCTCCCGGATCGTGATGTTGCTTGCGAGGATGCTTCCGGATACATACGCGGAGGCCCGGATCTTTGCATACGGTTCATATTCAAATTGTGGCATGTTCATTCTCCTTAATCGGGGTCATTCTGTCGAGTTGATCGGTTTTTGTCAAATGTTCTGGGCCGTTCTTCTTCGACTTGCCCATGTTTCTGATTCTCCTTTTCACTTCTTCGAATCCATTTTCAAAAAGCACATTACGTTGTCATTGCTCAGGGAGATATGAATATGCTCCGAAGGCCGAGAGACAATAAACTTCCACACACGCTGCTTCGTCGCCGGGTCCGGTTCCAGCATTTCGAGGTCGATGATCTGCAAGTCGCATTCCTCACTGCAACAACACTTTATCGGGAGTCCTATAATGGCCATTACGTTATCACGCTCCATGCAGGGATATAATACGCGGTCGTTCCAACATACACCTTGAGCCATAGATCGGAATTTCTTGCCGTCGATCCGGCCATCTTTACCGTCCCCGTTCCTGTACTGACTGCCGTCGTCGCATTGGTCAGTCCGGTTGTAGACGCAACCCCGCCAGCATCTCCATCGGCGAAGATGGTTTGGCCCCTGATCGTGGTTGTTGCGTCGATGTCGCCTGTCACATCGACGACGGCCACGGGTGCGGTGAGTCCGCCGAATCGTGTCTTTGCATTCAGGATGTTTACGCCCGTTGTTCCCGTCTGATAGATCCCGTACGCATTCGTGATCGTCGCATCGCTGAAATCTTCGATGTAAATTCCATAGGCATTAGTAATTGCCACGC